AGCAGGCAAAAGAAAGGCGGCGCGGGTGATAACGAATTCAGTTCAGGTGTACGGCGTGAAATCCGCGTTAAAAGAACTGAACAAAATTAACCCTAAGTTGCGCCGCGAATACACGAAACGCTACAAAGACATTGTGAAGCCTGTGGTTCAGGCCGCCAAAATAGCGTTCCCGAAATCCGCGCCACTTTCCCACATGGCACGCCCTCACGCGCGTCTAGGGGGCTGGGATGGCGGTTTGGTGGCAAAGGGCGTTGTTGCCAAGATTGACACCCGCAAAGCCCGCCCAGGCACAGAAACAGTGGGTGCATTTTTTATTGTGCAGAAAACAGGTTGGGGTTCTATTTACGACATCGCAGGCCGAACTAACAGCGGTTCGCAATTTGTGCAAAACCTTATTAACAGCGGACATGGAAACGCATCGCGCGCAATGTGGCCAGCATATGAGGGCAATGCGGCTCAAATTCAGTTGGCTGTGCTTGACTTGGTGGGCGATGTTATGAGCGATGTGAACAGGAATTTGGTGGTTAACAATGGCGATTAGAATTCCAATAATTTCGGAATTTAATCCGAAGGGTGTGCAGGCCGCCAAGGCAGAATTTGCAACTTTGCAGGGAACTGGAAGCAAGGCGATGTTCCTGTTGCAAAAGGCTGTATTGCCAGCGGCCGCCGCAATTGGCACATTTACATCAGTCATTGCGCCAGCCATTCGAGCCGCGTCAGATTTTCAGGAAGCAACCTCAAAAGTCAATGTTGTTTTCGGGCGCGCGTCTAAAAGCGTCAAAGATTTCGCTGACGGTGCGGCGCGCAATCTCGGACAATCAAAGCAAGCCGTTTTAGATGCCGCGGGAACATTTGGCACATTTGGCAAAGCGGCAGGTTTGGCGGGCTCTGACCTTTCAACATTTACCACCGATTTTGTAACCCTTTCAACTGACTTGGCATCGTTTAACAACACAAGCCCTGAGGAAGCCGTGATGGCTATCGGTGCGGCGTTGCGCGGAGAATCTGAACCGTTGCGCCGTTACGGCGTTTTGCTCAATGACGCGGTGCTCAAACAGGAAGCAATGACGCTTGGCATTTATGACGGTAAAGGCGCGCTGACTTCACAACAAAAAGTTTTGGCAGCACAAGCCGCAATTTACAGGCAAACCAATGATGCCCAGGGCGACTTTATGCGCACTAGCGATGGACTGGCAAACAGTACACGCACATTGAAAGCGGTAATTGATGACGCAAAAGTTGCTATTGGTCAAGCGTTTTTAAAGCAAGCGGAAACAGCAACTAAAAACATTCTGTTTCTTTCAAAAGCATTGGAAGCAATTCCAACACCAACAGGTCAAGCCAACACAAAACTAAAAGAAACAACGGGATTTCTTAAAGCAATGCAAAACCCACTTTCACAAGTGTGGTATTTGCTAACAAAAACGCGCGAAGCATTCGAAGGAACATCAAGTGCCACCGGGGCTTACAACAACGACCTACGCCGAAGCGCACAACAAACAATGCGCATGTCAGATGAAGCGGGAATCTTTAACAAAAATTTGCGCGACCAAGAAAACGCAACAGGCGGTGCAAAAAAAGAAGTTGAATCCTACGCCAAAGCTTTAAAAGACGGTTTAGGAAATGCGCTAGATGATGCAAAAGACGCTTTAGATGATGCAAATACAGCGTTTAATGATTTTGCTACAAGCGTTGCCGATGGAATCAAATCAGCATTTAGTTTTGCTGACGCACAGGCCGCTGGTGAGGAAACTGGCGCTGGATTCCTGGATGGTTTGCGTACACAGGTTGCGGGTGTTGTTGAGTATGCGCGCAAAATTCAACAATTATTAGACAAAAATTTAAGCAAAGACGCGCTTGCCAGGGTGCTCGAATCAGGGGCGGTAGCGGGTGCGGCAATTGCTGACCAACTCATTGCGGGTGGTCAAACAGCCATTGACGAAACAAACGCGCTAGTTGATTCAGCAAATGCGGCGGCTGAAAAGGTTGGACTGAATGCGGCCGCTAAGTGGTATCAGGGCGGCATTGATACAGCGCAAAAAATGGTTGACGGTATCCAAACCCAATTGGATTTGTTGACACCAAAACTGATGGCAAAAATGGATGCAATTGCGGCCAAAATGAAACGCACTGTTGACATTGATGTTCGGGTAACTGAAACGGTTTCTAGGGTGGTTGCAACTATCGCAGCGGGTGGGATTCCTAAAATGGCTGAAGGTGGCATTGTGTCGCGCCCAACTCTTGCCCTTATTGGTGAGGCTGGCCCTGAGGCCGTAGTGCCATTATCAAAGATGGGAAGCGGCGGTGGCGATGTCAATATCAATGTCACGGGTGGGCTGTCAACTAGTGCCGAAATTGGTCAATCGGTTGTTAATGCGTTGCGCGCCTATTCGCGGAGTGCAGGGCCGCTTGCCCTGAACATTGCCTGATGGCTGGATTTCCAGTTGTTAACGCAGGCAATTATGACCTGTTAATTGACGCAGGTTTTGTTGTTGACGCATTTACTTTAGATGATGCGGTCAAAGGTGTTTTAGATAACCCTGATTATGTACTTAATGGAACTACACAGTTTGCGTCAGTGCTTGAATCCACAGAATCAATTGCTGTAAAACGCGGCCGCCGCGACATTGGTGACACATTCAGCGCGGGAACAATGACTTTCACCATTTTGGATGTTTCTGGAATTTTCAACCCATTTGATGAAAACAGTCCGTTTTACGATGTCAATCAAAATGTGCCTGGACTTGCACCAATGCGCGAAGTCAAACTGATTCGGTACGACAACGCCGACACACCTGAATTCTTGTTTCGTGGTTATGTTGTCAACTATGACTACAACTTTGAACTTGGCGGTTTAGATACCGTCACGGTGTTTTGTGCTGACCAATTCTATTTGTTGTCACAAACCTATATGGATAATTTCAACCCGTCAGCTGAATTATCGGGTGCGCGATTAGAAACCGTTTTGAGCTTGCCTGAAGTAGATTTTCCTACGGGCGCAAGCCGTGACATTGCAACGGGAACGGTAAACCTGGGGCATGATGCGTCTTACAATGTTCAGGCTGGAACAAATGTGTTGACCTATGTTTCGCAAATAAATGATACGGCAGAATTTGGGCGCGTTTTTATGTCGCGTGACGGTGTGTTTACTTTTCAAAACCGCATTGGCAATACTCTTTCCGCGCCAGTTGCCGATTTTCATGATGACGGAACAGAAATTCCTTACTACGGTTTAGGCATTTCATTCGAAGCGGACGCAGTAATCAACCGAAGTGTTGTAACTGGATTGAACGGCAACACAGAAACCGTTGAAAATGCAACATCTATTGCCACATACTTTATTCAGACTTCAAGCATCACAAACAGTTTGCTACATGAACAAGGCGAAATTGACACCGCCGCAAGTTACCTTTTAAACCCTGACCCTGAAGCCCGATTCACCTCGGTGGAAACAGCGTTCATGGCGTTAACCACCGCTCAGCGAGACACAGTGGCCATTGTTGACATTGGCGACACGATAACTATTGAAAAGACTTTTCCTAGCGGTACTGGCACAACCCAACTTGCCCAGGAATTGTCTGTGGAAGGAATAGAACACTATTTAGACATCAGTTCAGGCCATAGGGTTTTGATAAGCACAGCCCCAACAACCGTGGTATATGAACTGATATTAGATGACGCAACATATGGCACACTAGACACTTTGAATGCTTTAGGATAAGGAACACTATGGGACTTAATGCACAAACCTCAGTGCCAGTTTTTACCGCTGGCCAAATTTTGACTGCACAACAGCAAAAAGAAATAAATACTGGAATACCAGTATTTGCCACAACTGTTACCCGTGATGCCGCTTTTGGTGGAACAGGCGAAAAAACGCTTGCACAAGGCCAGTATGCTTATATTGAAGCAACTGGCGCTTTACAGGTTTACAACGGAAGTGCTTGGGTGACTTTTGGCGGTGGTCTTGCTTATGTAACACAAGCAACACCTACAGCAGTAAACACCATTTCAATCAATAACTGTTTTACAAGCAGTTATGCAAACTATTTAATTGTGATGGATTTGACTGCTGCTGTTGGTTCAGGTTTATTTACTGGCCGTATGCGTTTGAGTGGCACAGACGCAACAACCAACTATGCAAGTCAACGCACGATTGGCCAAGCAGCCACCGTTGCTGCAAGTGCGAACGCTTCAGGTACAGACGATTTCTATTTGGCAAGCACAGACGCGACAAACGCGCCATATTTTAATTTGACAATGAACATATTTTCACCTGCATTGGCAAAAGCAACTTCGGCAAATTGTTTGATGGGATTCAACGATGGCGGCGGAACATCAGTAATGCAGGTTTGAAACTATCACACAACAGCAACCGCATATGACGGAATAACAATTAACTTTGCTGGAACAAGTTTTACTGGCACTATCCGCGTTTACGGATACCAAAACAGTTAGGTGAATCATGGCTGATGTATATGAATTAGACGCACAAACAGGTGTCGCTATTGAGCGTGGCTACACGGCAGACGAACTAGCACAACGCGAAAAAGATGCTGCAAAGTTTGCTCTGTTAGCCAAATCCGAGCAAGCACGCGCCAAAGCCAAAGCCGAAGTAATCTCCAAACTTGGACTAACCGCTGAAGAATTAGCCGCTTTATTGTCGTAATGAAATGGGCACTGAAGTTGTGGTTTCTTTCATCGGTGGTTGTTTCCTTGTATTGGTGGCACTCATTGGCAAAATTGG